GGTTTTAGCTTTAATGGGAGATTTTATTTCAGGTGGTATTCACGATGAACTAAAAGAGGGTAACACTCTTCTGCCAATAGAAGCAATATGGAAAACACAAAATCACATTGCTTCTGGTATTAATTACATTTTAGAGAATACCGATGTTAAATTAACAATTCCTTGCTCACCAGGTAATCACGGAAGAATAACACCAAAGCAAAGGATTGCTACTGACCACGGGAACTCTCTGGAATGGTTAATGTATCTGAACTTAGCAGAACACTACAAAGGAAACGATAGAGTAGAATTTATTATCAATGAAGGTTATCATACCTATGTTGATATTTATGATTTCACTCTTCGCTTTCATCACGGTCAAGCTCTTCGTTATGGTGGTGGTGTTGGTGGTATTTATATCCCTGTAAACAAAGCAATTAATCAATGGAATAAGTCTAAAAAGGCTGACCTTGATTGCTTCGGACACTTTCACCAAATGAAAAATGCAGGAACATTTATTTCAAATGGCTCACTTATTGGATGGAACTCTTTTGCTATTCGTATAAAAGCTGACTTTGAGAAACCAAAACAAGCGTTTTTCTTAGTAGATAAGAAATACTTTGTAAACTGTATCAGACCAATCGTTCTTAATGGAAACTAATTATTAGGGGTGGTTAAGGTTATTTCCACCCCTATTTTAAACAATAATACTAAGTTAATATGAGAAACTTTAAAACAGGAGCCACAAGAGATAAAGACGATGACAAACTAGATTATGAAGGCTTTATATCTCCAATAGTATTTGAAGAATATGCTAAGTATATGCACGAGAATAGAATACAAGCAGATGGAAAGCTAAGAGCTAGTGATAACTGGCAGAAACACTTTGGAGATGACCACTACGCTGTTTGTATGAAGTCTATGTTTAGACATTTTATGGACGTCTGGAAAGAACACAGAGGCTATAAGAGTAGAGAGGGTATGAGTAAAGCACTAATGGGGCTGATGTTTAACGTAATAGCTTACGCTGATAAATATTATAAAGATAAATATGAAAATAATAACAACAGAAAAAAAACCAAACACTATTAATGAGATTAGATTTTTTACCAACAAAAAAGACTGGTGGAAGTTTAGAGATAAATGGGTATATAAAGAAGTAGATAAAAAAACCTTAGATAAGGTAATTAATATAATTAATAATGAATACTATGACACAACAACAATTCACAAAACTAATGGAAAGGTTTAAAAAATTATATCAAGAAGTAGAGAGAGTTAGTGATGTAATTAATGAGTCATCAGCTAGTGATGTTTATCATCCACTACCATTTGGCTTTGGTTATTTATCAGATATATGGCTCGACACTATAAAAGAAGCTATGAATGATGAAGGAAACTTGATTAGCTATTGGATATATGAGCTAGACTTTGGCAGAAAAGCTAAGAAAGGAACTGTTGAAGATGGAAATGGTAAGAACTTACCGATTAAAACTATATCAGACTTATATAATATAATTAATAAATAATATGAAAGGACAAAAACTACTAAACAAAATACTAATAGAGTTAGTATTAAGAAACTCTAAAAGGTTAGATGATTTAGAAAATACTAATATAACTACAACCGAGCCTAATGTAGAATTTATATATGAGAATATGTAAGTTGTGCCAAAAAGATACTAACTCAAAGTTTAGTTACTGTAAGAACTGTATGTCTGTTATGGACAACGATAAACTATATAGAGAGTTAGGAAGACAGTTAGAATTATTAAACTATTATAACAAGTATGATTACCATAAAAGGATGGAGATGAAAGACTATGATGATATAGTAAAATCAGCTGATTTAATAGCTAAGGTAATTGTGGACAAATTGGGCTTGCCTTTTAATTAAGGTTAGTATATAGTATTAATATAACTCAATAGAGAAGAGAGTGTTTGCAAGGCTCTTTTCGTGAACAGACTAAAAAAGGTTTTAATACCTAATGTTAAAGTTTGTCTCACGACAACTCGGTTACGACTAGGTTGAGAGCTTTACAAATGCTTTTTTCTCATTATAGCTGTTTGAAAAACTGCCCATCGGGCTAACAAACAGACCAGAAGTAATACAAGAGAAGGTCTAAAAGGGGCTGTTTAGCCCCCTTAGGCTAAATTACTTCTTAATAGAGTTATAAATGCTTGTCAAAAGTGCTAAAAATGGAATAGTTATAGACTTATCAAACGCGATGATTAATAATAGCGAAGTTTTGTATTTTAACGATAAACCAGTAAAACCTAAAAAGAATGCTAATAATACTAAGAAGTCTAAAAAATAAAACCTTATACAAGATTATAAGGGAATGTCATTTTATATTAGAGAGAAGAAACTAATATTGTGATGCGAGTTAATAAGGTAGCGTATGAATACTGGGTGGTATTCTTATAACAGAAGGCTTTATTAACTCACACTACAATGTTACTGGAGATGTAGTCAGGCGAACCTTTACAGCTACTCTCTGGATGCCAAGTTAAATGTAAGGGATAAAGTGGTGTCTACTCTATACGGGATACACTTTCGGTGTCTATGTCATTACGCTAATTCTGTTAGTGATGTAGAACGAACCTAGACGGCTTAATATAGACCGATAAATCTTTCTTAATTGAAAGTCTGGAGAGTAACAGAAGACCTTAAAGGTTAGAAGCCCAGTTAAGATGGGTAATGTTTTAAACAACAGGCTTTAGGGTGAACTACATCTACCGGGATAAACTTTAAATACTATGACAAAAGTAGGAAGACCAACTGCTATGACAGAAGAAACAGTCAATAAATTAGAACACGGATTTACTATGGGTTTTACAGATGCTGAAGCCTGTCTTTATGCTAACATTAGCAAACAAACACTATATGATTACTGTAAGAAACACCCAGAATATACTGACCGAAAAGAAGATTTAAAGAATAATCCTAAATTACTAGCTAAAACTAATTTATATAACGCTTTAAAGGAGAATAAGAGAGTAGATGATAGTAAATGGTATTTAGAAAGAAGAGATAAAGAATTTAAACAAAAGTCAGATGTAACCTCTGACGGCAAGCCAATACCTTTGTTAAGTGGAATTAAAGAAGATGAAGACAAAAGAGCAGATAGCTAAATATAATAAAGAATACTTTGCTAGACTGGAAAAGTAAGAGGAATACTCTGTCCATCTTGTAATTTAGCACTAGGTTTATTTAAAGATAACGTTGATGTTTTAAGTGAAGCTATAATATATTTGAATAAAAATGAGATATCAAACAACAACAGCATTAAAGAAGATTCTAGCGATGGACAAGAGATTAAAGATAATCCAAGGTGGAAGTAGTGCTGGAAAAACAATAGCAATTCTTTTAATTTTAATAGATAGAGCACAAAGAGAAGAAGGTAAAACATTTTCAGTAGTGTCAGAAACCTTCCCACATCTTCGTAGAGGAGCTATAAAAGACTTTCTTTCTATAATGGAGCACCATAAGTATTTTAAAGAATCTAGATGGTCTAAATCAGAGTTTACCTACACTTTTGAAACTGGCACAAGAATAGAGTTTTTTAGTGCTGACAGCTCAGATAAAGTTAGAGGTCCAAGAAGAGATGTATTATTTATAAATGAGGCTAATAATATATCTTATGAAACTTATACTCAGCTATCAATTAGAACTAATGAAGATGTATATATAGATTATAATCCAGTAGCAGAGTTTTGGGTTCATACAGAAGTTATACCAAACGCAGAACACGACTTTGCTATTATTACTTATAAAGACAATGAAGGTTTACCAGAAACTATTATAAAAGAATTAGAGAGTAGAAAAGGAAACAAACAATGGTGGAAAGTATATGGCTTAGGTTTAATTGGTGATTTAGAAGGAAAAGTTTATAAAGACTGGGCTATAATAGATGAAATACCTCACGAAGCAAGACTTGAAAGATATGGAATGGACTTTGGATATAGTAATGACCCTACAGCTATAATAGCAATATATAAATACAACGGAGGCTTTATATTAGATGAGATTACTTATCAAAAAGGACTCACTAATAAACAGATAGCTGATATTTTAAACAACCAACCAAAAGCTTTAGTAATAGCTGACAGCGCTGAACCTAAGAGTATAGACGAGATAAAGATGTATGGAGTTAATATTATAGGAGCTACTAAAGGAAAGGATAGTATAAATCAAGGAATACAATACGTCCAAGATC